GTTAATACCATGCATAGCTTGCAGACCCTTTCGGGTGGGCAGCCTACCCTCCATTTGGGTAGCCTCCGTCATTCCTTTGAAAAGAATGAGCATCTATGGACTAAACAGGTTCGATTAATTCCTGAGTTTTCTCGACACCTAGGGACCTTTAGAAAATTACCTCCTAATACCTGACGGCATTACTTATAGTAATCTCGCCATTTCATTAGAAAGTACGTAGAGTAAACATTGTTACATGCTTCTAAGCTTGTTTCAGTTATACTTTATTTACACAGTATATTCTTTACAACCTAGCAATTCGGGTACTCACTAATTACGTGGTTCGTTTAATTATTTCTAAGTAAAGTGGGGATAACCCCCATAAGACTTGGTAATAATATTCATTCCCTTCGGATCTATGGACATGATGTAACTTCAATCTAACTCCTTCCTGTTGGAAGTAGCCCTGAACGCTTTCTTGGAGTTTAAAACTCCAAGAGCGGCCTAACCCCATGAAGATGGGTGAGGGACTTGATCGGGATACTCCCTCCACTGGGTGTAGAGGTTGCTCGCGAACTTAGCAATATGCTAAATGTTTGCCTCACTTTTCCTGGAAGTATTACGAATCAGTTCAAGGTCAAATAGACTTAATGAAGTGATCTTTTCTTTCAGTACTCCATTCTCCCAGTCTCCTAACATGATCTTTGTTGGAGAAATTTCCATCATTTTATTCTCTAATGAGATTAATAATGGATGTTTCCCAACAGTTTCATGATCAACATCAAGGCTGAACATACCCATTTGGATGTGTTCAAAGGCCCATGTTGAGTAGGATGCTAGTTGATGGTGCATGGAAGTGAGTTGGTAACAATACAAAGTATTGATGACTCTTAGAAACTCGTTTTTAAGATCTACCTCACTACTAGGTATTTGATATTCGTTGGTAGCAGTTGCATTTGCAACGAATTCTCTAACTTCATCGTAATTGAATTCAGCTAGATTTCGATCTATCACCAAGTAACTTCTCATCCGGTTTAGAATGTAATTATAGTATTTTTTACTATTTTTACTTCTACGGAAGAGTTTGATCTAACTGGCAGTTGTTACTGCCTGGTCGGCCACAATTGTGTAGCCTCGCTAGACTTGTTGTCTAATCACTTCAAATAATCCAATTGGATTACTTTTAGTGCTTAGAATGGCATTAATCGGAACCCCGCTAAACTCCTTTCCATCTCTAAACCATCTCTTGGCGAATTCATAAGTATCTTTTGATATATGACTCTTAGTAGTGGAAATATCCACTCCTAATTTTCTTATAATCTCTTGATACTCACGAGCGACATTGTCATCATAGATAACAATGTCATCACCAAGTAAAATGTATTGATCTGTTGGATAACATCCTGCCTTTTTGGCAGCATATTGTACAACAAGATGATGGCTAAGAGTGAACATACTCCATGAGCTTCTACCTCCCATTGGTTGGCCTACTGCATATGCAATAGGTCTCCCTTTGTGATCGACTGTAAGTTGACGAGTCATCATGATGCGCCATGCATCTGCATAAGCGATATTGCCAAAGACCGCTGCTTTTAATAGATCTCTCTGTAAAATTACAGGAAATCTATCAGTTGCAGAGGATAGATCGAAAGAATAATATTTAGACTCAGGATCTTTCTTATTTTTAATAATAGGATCTTGAGTGTATGTTCGATCTTGTGAGAAAGTCTCCTATGTACTAAAGAGTTTTTTACTCAATGGTTCTAGTAAGACTTGACTCATATAATCGAATATACATATTACTCTTTCTTTCTACTCAGGGTCACTGATAATGTGTAATCTCCTAAGAGGTCTTTGACCACCTAGGATTTTATCCATTTTTGGTGAAACTGTTCTTTGGGTATCGTTTAAGACAGGAGCTATAGCTTTGTAATACTCGATCCAGTTCATAAAAGAACTTGAACCGAGCTACATTGCACAAGCATGCATGGTACCTGTCCAATCTCTAAAAGACTGAACAGAGGTCCAAAGTTGTTTACCATA